TGATACAATCATCTTACCGTAGATTGATTATCCCCGCACCAGAAGGGCCTCCACCGTTTCCGCCGGTGGGGGCTTTTCTTTTGCCCCCTGCTGGATGCTCATGTTATATCACAGACAATTACCTTACGGGAATACCATTCACCGATATTATAACTTTCTTCCCGAAAAGCAATAATCACTTACCAAAAAGCAATCGCAGGGGATAAAAAGGGCTGGCGGTTTTCCGTCAGCCTTCGTTTTTGAGGACCTGTGCAAGGAGGTTCAGGGATGCGGCAAACGGGGGGAACAGCCCCTCGGGCCGCTCCATGAGCTCGGCGGCGTTGGCGAACTGTGCGCCGGTCATCTCATCCTCATCACAGGACGGGTCCCCGGCAAACTTCGTGGTCAGGTAGAAGGCCGTTCCTCCGAACTCCGACGGAAGAGTATCGTCCACGCCCAACAGGATCAGGTCCGCCGGGTCAATGGTGATTCCGAACTCTTCCCGGGCCTCCCGGGCCGCCGCCTGTCTGGAGGTCTCCCCGGGTTCAATGTGGCCGCCAGGGCCGCAGATAGTTCCCGGGCAGAAGTCGGACTTTCTTCGCCCGATCAGAACGTAGCCGTCCTTGACCACGATTACCCCGGCACCGTTCAATTTCCCTCCGCCCTGTTCGGCCGTAGGATCGCCGTCAGCGACGTTCTGTTGCTGGGTAGGGTTGTTGTTCATCTGCCCCGGTTGCGACGTTCCCTGAGCGCCTGTGAGCCTTCCCTGGTGGTTCTCTGCTGTCCCCTGGAGTGTGGAGCCGTAAATTACATCAGGGCCCAGCCCCCATGTCTCATCCTCGGGCTCATCGTCCAGGAGCGTGTCGATGTCGAACGTGCCCTCCTTTGCCAGGCCCCGGCGGACCTCCTCCGGCCCGACCACCTGCATATCCACATACATCTGAGCGGTGGCAGCCTTGACCTGGGCGGTGTTCGCCTTGACCTGATCCACATTTGCCTGCTCCACCTCACTGAGGGACCACAGGGGGTTCATCTCCAGCTTGGGCTTCGGGTCCTCAGTGATATATCCCTGGGCCATGCCGGCCTTCACGATGATGTCCAGCAGATATTTCAGGTTCGGCACCACCTGGACCTTCTGGTTACGCTCGATATAGCTGTACCAGTTCTCCATGTCCCCCTCGCCGGTGGAGTTCTCGCCAGCAGGGGATCGGCCGAAGAGAACGGTCTGCGGGATGTTGGTGACAGAAGAGATGGTGGCAAAGGTAGTCTCAACAATATCCTTCACCCCAGCCAGCGACATACTCTTGAAGTCGTAGGTCTCGCCGTCCGCGTCGATGGCGATGGAGTTCAGGAAGTTCCGGGCCATGTCGATTACCTGGAGCCGCCTCAGTACCGTATCCTCCCCTTCGTCGGTGGATAGGAGGTCGGCCAGGTTCTTCATGCCGTAGATGGCCTGGACGCATTTCTCCAGCATCTTCACCGCATAGGAGGGCGCGGTGATGGCCTCTCGGAGCTCCTTCCTGATGCGGATGTATTCAGGGATGCCCCAATGCCGGTACTGCGTCATGGTGGACCGTTCAGGCACTTTCCCGTTTCGGAACACCAGGCACCGGCTTTCATGGACGCGGAAGCTGCCGTAGATGCTGGACACGTCATAAAACTCAGGCTGAAGGAATCGGTGGCGGTAGCGGTTCCTCCCGCCCTCCGCCGGGGGCTCTATGCGGTAGATGCTGTTGTAGTCAGGGATGGCGATACTCCGGTCATACACCCGCAGCTCCTCGATCCCCCTGACCGCACCCAGGTCCAGGGGCTCATCCAGCCCCCGGCCGTCATCAATCATCATCACCGCGATGGAGCCGCCATAGAGACGGGACCACTTGATGGCCGTGGCGATGCTCTCATCCCACTCCAGCCATGCCAATGTGTCCTGGATGTACTCCTCGGCTTTGTCATCGGTCACGCCGGTCTCGAAGCCCTTCTTCACCGCCTCTTCAGCAGGGGCGTCGATGATCTTTGAGAACAGGCCGCCATCCTGATACATCTCTGTTAGGTCCATGTCGGATACCGGGCCTTCTGGAGTGTATGAGTAGGCGGTCGAGTTGTCCTGGGCGGTGCCGTACTTATTCAACAGGTTCACATACCCATCCTGGCGGAGCTGCTTGGTTTTTCCGTTGATCCGGTCCAGCGCGTTCCGGCCAGCCTCAATGCGGAGCATTTGTTGGTATCTGTTGATCTCAGCCGCGCTCTTATAGTCGAACATATCTTCTCACCTTTCATTATCAGGATGTCAGGCTTGCCGCGTCGAAAATCTTCTTCACGAAGCAAGTCAGCGCAACAGCGTCCGCCCGGTCGGGCGAGTCGATGCTGCGCTTTTTCATTTCTTTT